GTGCTAGCGCTGCTACTGTTGCTGCTGTTGGCTCTGCTGCTATTGCTGGTTCATCAAGTGCTGTTAATGCTGCCGTTCAAGGAAAAAATGTTGAAGGTGTTTTGGCTGCTGGAGCTGAAGGAGCCGCTGCTGGAGCTGCTGGCTCTTTGGCTGGAGGCGCAGTATCAGATGCCGTAACTGGTGCTACTGGTGGTCCTGTAGCCGTTCCTAGCGACTTAGGTCCAACACTAGGAGCTAATGCTCCCGGAGCTATTTCTGGTGGCGCCGCTTCTGGTGGAGTAAGCGGATTTACTGGTGCTGAATTAGCCGGTCAAAATCTTAATCAATCATTAAGACAGGGTGAAATAGGTGCTGCTACTGGTGCGATTACTGCTGGTATTGGACAAGCATTACAAGGCGCAGATGTTTCTCCAGAGACAAGTAGAGCAATTACTGGCGTTGCAAGTCCATTTATTCGTCAAGATGTCAGCAATTTATTTGGTGGCGCAAGCCCAACAGGAGGCACGACTACTGCTAGCACTAGCGGCTCACCGTCTTCTGCCCCAACTTCTAGCCCGTTGACTGGTGGTGCTGGTTCAAGTCCGGGTAGCTCTGCTTTAGCTCAGGCATTAAATTTAGGTGGTGGGGATATTAGTCCTCCAGTTAATATCGGAGGTGGAGAGAAAACTACACCTAATGTTTGGAATCAGGCTTCTTTAAGAACTAAAGACGAAACCGGAGCTTAATATGGCTAAAGCGTTAATTGAATCATTACAACTTGATTTGCCAGCATTGGCAAAAATCATTCAAGCTAAGGGTAGAAAAGGCGATACCATCCTCGCTCACATTAATCCTAGAGAGGCAGCGCTTCTTAAAAAGCGTGGCGGTAGTGGAACAATTAACCCTGAGACTGGTCTTCCTCAATTTGATGATGAAATTGGTGGATATGTCCCTTCTCCAGAGCCTTCTCAAGTTCAGCCAAGCTCTCCTGTATCCCCTGTATATGATGTCATTCAACCCGGTGGTTCGTTCACTCAAGTTCAGGGTGGCACAGGACAGCAATACACTCCGGGTGGCGAGTCTTACGCTCCAACAAGCACGCCAACCTATACACAGCAAGATGTAATAAATGCTCAAAGATTCAATCCTATTGTTCCCGGCAACTTATCTGGTCCAGTACCACAAGGTCAAGAATTGCCTACTGGCGGTACTGTTTACGCGCCCACAACTTTAACTCCTACTCAATTAGGTCAAGTTTCTATTGGTGATTCTCCTTACGCTCCGCAAACTCCAGCCGCTCCAACTCAAGACCAAACCAAAACATCTGACAAGATTTTGGGAATGTCTCCAGATACCCTTGCTCGTCTTGGTTTAGCTGGTGGATTAGGTTTATATGGCGCTGGACAATACAAAAAAGGCGTTAATCAAATTGGGCAAGCCACTCAACAACAACAAGCTATTGCTCAACCGTATCAAACGGCTGGTCAAAACTTAATTCGAGCTGCCGGAGCTGGTGAATTAACTCCTCAATCGGTTCAGTCTTACAAAGCTGCACAAGCTCAATTGGCTCAAGGCGTAGCTAATCGTGGTGGTGTTGGTGCTGAACAAGCTGCCACTCAACTTGAAGCCTTCCGTCAAACATTGCTAACAAACCAATATAACTACGGATTGCAAGTAAGCCAAGTTGGTGACCAGATTGCTCTTGGCGCTATTCGTACCGGTATGCAACTTGACCAACAATTAAATGCTGCAAGCAATAACTTTTACACAAGTCTTGCCGGAATAGCGGCTGGATTACCAATGGCGAGGACCGTCTAATGGCTGACCCAATTAATCCAGTTACCCCTCAAGAGTCGGCTAATTTAAAGCCGTTTACATTACCGGCTGCGCCTACTGAGCAAGCAATTAAGACTCAGTTTGGTGGTGTTCCCGGTATTGATATGACAAAGGCGCCCAAGTCTTTGGGTGGCGTTCAGCAAGAAGAAGCTAGAGTTTTGCAGCGTCAACAACAATTAGGGCAAGATATTGGTGCTAATGAGCTGGCTCAAAAACAATATCAAGCCGATGTACAAGCCTCTATTGCAACTCAAGAGCGTGAAAGAACACAAGCTATTGAAGCTAAAGTGGACCAAGTTCGTAAAGATTTTCCTTATCCTGAACTTCATCCAACCAAAGAAAACATCCCTGAACTAGCCACTTTGTTTAGCTTGATTGGCGTTATTGGTATGGCAGTCGGTGGCGCTGGCAAAATGTCCGCTATTGGCTCTATGAACTCTATGTCTGGAATGATGAAGGGCTGGCAGCAAGGTCGTTCAGATTTATGGAATCGTGAAAAGCAAGAGTTTGACAAAGAGATGACTAAGGTCAAGTCAATTATTGAAGATGCCTCCAAAGATGCGGACCGAGCCTACAAGATGATGGCAACCGATAGACGCGAAGCTGAAGCATTAGCAAACCAGTCCGCAGCAAAGATGGGCGGTCAAATTGGCAAACAAATTCTTGAAAAGCAAGGTTTAGAGCCGTACTTCAAATATCTACAAGAGATTAAGGGTGACATTAATAAAGTTCTGGACCGAGCCGTTAAACAGTCTAAAGCTGCTGGAGTTAGCGGTGATTTACCTTCATTTATTAAAGAATACAGCGGTGCAAACCTAAAAGATAAAGACGCTCAAGAGGTTGGTATTAGCGCTAACGCTATTGGTCATGCTTACGCTCTTAAAAATCAGGTTGCAGACCATCCTGAATGGGTAGGTCGCTCAGGTCAAATTCAGCAATTTTTTAATCGTTATGTAGATTCATTGAATAGTGGAAAACCCTTACCTCTAGATGACCCTGCTTTAGCAAAAGATAGGTCTGGTCAAGAGGCTTTAGTTTTTGCTAAAGACTATGCTTCATACCTTGTTGATTACGAGCGTTCGTTAGCTGGTGGAGCTAGAGGCTTTACAGTCCAGTTCCAAAAACGCTTTAATGATTTGTTAAGTCAAAATCAATTTAATGCTACTGGCTTTGATAATTTAATGAATCAACAAATTGATGAAGTAGTAAGAAAGGCTAGAGTTCATAGCCCTGATAAATTGACTAAAGAAAATTTAACCAAGATGGGTCTTAAAATTAACGATTTTGACCCTAATGCTGAGAAAGGTTATAACCGGTCTATTGGAAAAGGCGATATACCAGCGCAACCTAATGTCACTCAAGAAGAGTATGCCAAGCTAAAACCGGGCGAATTGTATTGGTGGAATGGAAAACAGGTTCCTAAAGGAAAAGAATAATGGCTGATTGGTCACCTCCTGAGGTTAAAAGTTCTGTTGAAGTTTCTGGCTGGACGCCTCCAGAAGTTAAGCCACAAGAACCGGCTACTGGATGGGAGAAGGCTGGAGCAGTTGCTCGCGGTGTTGCTGCTGGCACGCTTGGCGGTCCCGGTGATATTGAATACTTTGCTACCACTACCGTTCCAAAATTATTTGGTGGAGAAGGTGAAACCGGTACTTTTATGGGTTCGCCTACTTTCTTTCCTCGTTCGGAAGATGTGGAAAAAGGATTTCAGCAAGTTGAAAGCGCTGTTGGCGCAAAGCCCGGCGTTCGCCCTGAGCTAGAAAGTTATCGTACTGGCGGTGAATTTGCTGGCGGTTTTGTTACCCCCGGTCAAATTGTTAAAAATGTAGTTAAAAAGCCTTTTGAAAAAGGCATGGAACTTGTCTCTAAAGCTAGGGGAAAACCACTAGAAAAAGCATTAAGTGAGATGACAACTACCGCTGAAGAGCTTGGACAGAAGGCTGGCACCCGCATTAAAGAAACTGAAAAAGTCGGTCAAGAAAAGATTTACACCGACCAACAACGCCAAGAAATCAATCTTCGTGATGCTGCAAAGCGTTTTGATGCCGATGCTCAATTAGCCAAAGCTGAAAGCCAAGGCACTTTAAACAAGATTGGCAGACCTACTAACGAATATCAAGTCGGAGAAGGGCTTAGAGGCGTTGCTAAAGGCACCGAAAAGCAATTAGATGTTGCTAGAGGTAGAGCTGCCGATGTTCTTAAAGACGCTTATTTTGCAGAAGGCAAAGCAAGTGAAGCTGCTGGAAAGTTTTGGTCTCAATCTCAAACCGGTCAAGCGTTTTTAAAAAACCTTAAAGATATCGCGTCCCCTGTTAATGCCGGAAAATATACCGCATCTGAACAATTGGCTGCTAAAGACTTGATGGAAACCCTATCTGGAGTTCAGGTTCAAGGAAAGATTGTTCGTTCTCAAATTGAAAAGATTGAGAAAGTTATTAGAGAAACAAAAAAAATAGCCAACAAACCGACAATGACGGGCGCGGACGCTATGAAGCAGCAGTACATGGGTAAGCTAGCCGAAAAGCTAGAAGACTCTGTTTATGGTTATGTTAGCGAAAGCGGTAAACCAGTTGCAGGATTCGCTCCTACCGGCAGAACCTTTAGAGAGGTTTATGCCAAGATGAGCGACCCATTAAATACTTATGAATCTCAAGTTGGTAAAGTGTTGACTCAAGAAGTTGAGGGTTTAAAAGGCATCTTTACATCAGACGCCACTCAAATTCCAGCCAAAGTATTTCAGTCTCCAGAGCAAATTCGCATTTTGGAAAGAATGGATATTAGCAAAAAGACATTAGAGCCATTTGCTGCTCAACACGCTGCTAATGAATTATCAAAACTTAATACTGCTGAAGCTGTTGACGCTTGGATTAACTCATCCAAAGGCGCATATCTTCAAGAGTTTCCTGCTGTTGCTGCAAAGGTAAAAGAGTATGCGAAAACGCTTGCAACGAATGAGGTTAAAGCTGCCGAGAAATCTACGGGCGCCAAGGCTCTGTCTCAACGCGCTAAAGAAATATCTCAACGCGCACAGGGAAAAACTGAAAAGCTCGCAAATTTAACTAAAGAAAATCAAAAGTTTGTAAGCGAATCCTCAAGGGATATATTTAATGCAACCACTACAAATAGAAGTATTAGCGCGGCTGAATCTTTTGTTAAAGGCTTGGAAAGTCGAGGTCTTGCAAGTCGAGAAGAGACTATTGCAATGCTGGACAAAATCCGTGATGTTAAGACTAGAGAAACTGATAAAGCAAAGGCAATAACCGCTTTAAAAGGTATCTTGCCTTATGTGGGGGCTACAGTTGGTGGTGGCGCCGTCGCCGGTTACAGCTTAAATAAATTGCTAGGTGGATTTTGATGGTTAAGAAGCAAAGAGGGATAAACAACGCTTTAGAAGAGGCTATCTCAACTATGCTAACGCAAGTGATGGCTGACCCTGAAGCTAGCATTACTGACAAAACTAAAGTGTTAGACCGAGCATTAAAGCTAGAAGCAATTAAGCTCAAAATGAACGATGATGAGTGGGGAAGTGGTTTTTCTATTGATGATGAAGATGAGTAAGGTTAGAATATGAGTATCTTTAATCGAATAGGGGATATTCATGGATGCAATCACTATCATCAAAGTAGCATTAACGGTCATCTCAGACCGGCTCATAACGATTTTGGCTCTGTCAATGTCGTGCGCTTTAGCGTGTTGGGTGATGTGGGGACCACAATGGGACCGCGTAGCAACACTAGCAATATTTGTAATCTTCAGCTATCTTGTGATAAACACAAAGGAAAGGAAACAACATGAAAAGCAGACCACACCAGAGGGACCATGAGTCAAATCAGCAAATAGCTACGGCTATTCGTCCACAGTTGCCAAGAGACGGCAGCGCTGGAATGACTAAATGGAAACCCGGAGAACTACCAAAAGGCGGCTATCGCTCAATGTTTGATTTTGCTGAAGGTTCTTACAGTACAAAATTAAGCCCATCTGGAGCGAAAGAAAAGAAGGTGTACTAAATGGCAAATAACATTGCATTTCAACCGATGGGAAAAACGGTAAAAGTATCCGTTTCTGGCGCTGCTAACACGCAATCCAATGTATTTACCATTACTGCTGATAGCCCATCAAACCAGTATTACCTAGCTAACGCTGACACCAATTCGGCTGTTTATGTATGGATTAACTCTACTAGCACCTTTAATGTGGCGTTGCCAGATGTAACTCCGGGCTATGTCATTGCATTGCCTCCTTATGGATACAGAGTAATTACTGGTCCGCAAGTCAATTCCAATACAAATGTGTATGCAAGAGTTATTGGTGACGGAACAAACGCTTCTATTTATATCACTCCGGGCGAAGGCTTGTAATTAAAAAGGAAAAATCATGGCAGATATTCAAGATGTAATACCAGTAGTAGAAGTCCCTAATGTACCTGAGCCAACACCAGCTCCAGAGCCAATAGTTGCTCCTGAAGTTGTTGTTGAGGTAGCCGGTGAAGCCCCTAAATCATTAGGTGAAAACATTAGCGTGGTAAAAATCTACACACCTCAATGAAAACATTGAAGTCAGCCCTACAATCTCGCACTATTTGGTACGCGATTATCATTGCTGCTTTTTCAGTAATGCAGGGCTATGTTTTTTTGCTTCCAGTCACACCGTTTTATCAGATGATTATTGGCGTATCTATCGCTATTGGCATCATCATCTTTAGGTTTATCACTAAAACACCAATATGACCGATAACCGCACCAGAACCGCTGCCGCTTCATTAGCTGCTAGTGCTGCGGTTTTAGTCGGTATTGCCGTACATGAGGGTTACAGCGACACTTCTTACAAAGATACTGCTGAAGTAGCCACTATTGGTTTTGGTCAAGCAGACGGCGTTAAGATGGGTCAGACAACGACTCCAGTACGCGCCCTAGTTCAGCTTCAATCAAGTATGAACGAACACGCTAAAGGTATGGTTCAATGTATCAAGGTTCCCGTTACTCAAGGAGAATATGATGCTTATTTGGATTTTACCTACAATGTTGGGGTCCATGCTTTCTGCACTTCAACCCTTAATAAAAAGCTCAATAGCATGGATTATGACGGTGCTTGCAAAGAGCTTTTGAAATGGACTCAAGCCGGCGGACAAGTATTGCCCGGTCTAGTTAAACGAAGACAAGAGGAATATGCAAATTGCTCGGAACACTAAACTTGAAATTGATTGCAATTGTAGTTGCAGTCCTTACGACATTCTTTGCTGGATGGACTGTAAACGGGTGGCGATACGAAAAGAGAATAGCTCAAGAGAGAATTGCTCAGGAGAAGGTCATTCAAGCGAAGGAAGCAGAACATCAAGCCGCAGCCGACAAGATAAGGAAAGACAAAAATGCTCAAATTGACGCTATCAATAATCAGTTGTTCTCTGCTCTTAGCGAGTTGCGGAACCGCCCCAGTCGTAGTAAATACAGCTCCAACATTGGACAAGACGGAACTGGGCGCTCCCTTTCTGCCGAGGATGCAGAATTTCTTATCGGGGAAGCTGCCAGAGCAGACAAGCTCCGCGCAGCACTAGACTCTTGTTATCAGCAATATGACTCGGTATCTAAATAATGGCAGAACCACAAGAACTTCAGGGAATTGATACATCGGTATTGGATACCATATCCGCCGATAAAGGAGCCAAGCTATTAGAAATAGCTCAAAAGGAATATCCGTATCTTGCTGGCAAAGACATTGCTTATAAATACTCTCCAACGCCCGAAGAAGAGCGTAAATTAGAGTTTTATAAAGGCGGTGACTTGCCAGATTGGGCTAAAGGAAAACAAGTCGCTATCGAGGTTTTTAACCCTAAAGCAACACCATTAGATGTTTTAGGAGACTATGCAAGTCATTATGGCGTTCAGGCAGACCCTCAGCTTAAAGCTCTTTATGCTCAATTTGCTGGTCAATTAGACCCTAATATGATGCAAGAGCGGTATCAATACCATACGCAAAATCTAGGCGAAAACAGACCATACGAACAATGGATG